CGGAGCATGAATATATTGCGAACACTGGCTTGTATGTAATAAATCCGGAAGTACGTAAGTACATTCCCGCCAGGCGCTATGATATGACGGACCTGATCGACAACGTCCTGACTGCTGGGGAAAAGGTTGGGGTGTATCCGGTATCCGGGGAAAGCTGGATAGATATAGGACAGTGGGAGGAGTACAGAAAGGTTCTTGCAGAATGGAAGAAAAAGGAATAAGTTGAAGATATGCATGAGTTAAAGAAGTGGCAAGCGTATTTATTCCCTGTCCTGTTCCTTTTCGGGAGTGTTTGGTGCGCTTTAAGTCTCGTGAGTTATATTCACGAATTCGGCCATGTCTTCTTTGCCTACCTGTCTTTCGGGTCCGGCCGGATCCTTTCCGGCGCCAAGGCCCTGGTCCATGGCGGCTGGTCCTTCTTTGTCTATCTCGGCGGCGCTTTGTTTGTAATGCTTTTCGGGACCGCATCGATGCTGATAGGCGTTAGGATCGGGCAGCCATGGATCGGCGCCTTTCACTTTGGCATGGCCCATATCGAATGGATCTGGCTGATCGGCTCAACCGACCTGGCCCGTTCGCACCTGCCAGCACCTGCCTGGATCGTATTCAGTGCTGTTTATTTATTCTTTTCCTGGTATTTTATAATCCGGATCGCGAAAAAACATATGGTTATCGAATTACGGAGGGTATATGGCCTATATTCCAAAAATCAGAACCAAGCGTAAAAGTCTTGTCCAGGTAAGAGGTTCGACGGAAGCACCAACGTCCGAGAACCCGGATATGGGCGCAGGCTTCGGAGAAGAGAAAGTGGAAAGGATTAAAGAGATCGCTAATCCTGACAACTCCGATAGCGGGACCAAAAAGAAAGTTGTGCCTGATAAGGTCCCGGACATCCCGAAAGGCGTACAGACCTACAATGTTGAATATATTCCCGAGGGAGTCACCTTTGATGTGGCGATCAAGGCGAAAAAGAACTGGCGCGGCGTGTGGCTGTATTCGTATGAAGACATGAAACCTACCGAAAATCTTGATGATGTAAAAGCCTATGCCGACTCGCTTCACAAGAAAATAGACATGGACCCCTACAGCCTCGGCGGATAGTCCGCAAGTGGTTGCCGAAAAAATAGAAATCCCTTATGACGCAATTCCCACCTTGAGCCTCTTCCACCGGTCGATAGAAGATTTTCGGTGTGTTGTCGGCCCGGTCGGATCCGGGAAGACCTCCGCTGCCTCGATGGAAATCTGTTACTATATTCCCCTGCACCTGCTCGTGGAGTACGGCATAAAAACAACGCGATGGTGTGTGGTCCGGAATAGCTACCGGGAATTGACCGATACCACGCAGCGGACTCTGATGGAATGGTTTCCCACCGGGTCCTTAAAAGCCGCGGACAATACCTATTTTGTCCACGGCGAGGAAGAGATCCCCGCGGACAGCGGACACTGGGAAAAATGGACCGTTGAGATCCTGTTTAGGTCCTGCGATAGCGCCAAGGACATTAAAAAGTTTAAATCCTTAGACCTCACCGGCTTCTGGATCGATGAATCGATTGAGGTCGCGGACGAAGTAAAGCGGATGCTGAAAAACAGGATCGGCAGATATCCGAAGAAATGCCCGGTCCGGTACGGCATAGAGACCACTAACCCTCCTGACGTAGAACACGAAACCTATTACCAATTTGCCTGGAACACACCGCCTCCCGGGCCGATTGTCGAGAAACTGCCGCTGGAGGGTCATGAGGGGTTCTGGCAACCACCATATGAGAACGCAGCGAACTTGCGGCCTGGATACTATGATGATCTCCGGAAGGACTACAGGGACACCCCTGACTGGATCGATATGTATATCGAGGGAAAACCCGGTGTCCTGATTAAAGGCAAGCTGGTATACAATAACTTCAAACGGGATTATCACGTCGCAAAGGACTTCCTGGCATATAACGGCCTGCCCCTGTTCGTGGGATGGGACAATTCTGGAAATACGCCTGCAGCTGTCGTGCTGCAGGTTCCTGCGCCCTTCAAGGCCCAGGTCCTGGCCGAGTATCATACTGAGAGATTGGGAATTGTCGATTTCACGCATATGGTCAACCAGGCAATGCAGCAACGTTTCCCTGAGTGTAAAGATATCCATCACTGGGGGGACCCTGCCGGCGCAGCTGAGTACTCCAAGAGGGAAGGCGGCTTTACATCAAACAAGAAGCTGCAGGAAGAACAGTGCGGTATCACGGTTGAAGCATCGGAGCAGAACTTCCGGGCCCGGGTAGAATCAGTGGACCAGCAGCTGGCCCGTATCGACGGCCTGCTCATAGACCCGCGATGTACCAGGATGATAAACGGTTTCATCGGGGGCTATCATTACCCGAAAAATGCGTCTATTGTTGGTGAATACCTGCCGAACGTCGTGAAAAACAAGTATAGCCACGATCAGGACGCCCTGCAGTATGTAATGGTGAAGATCTTTAAGCCTATCAAACGTCCAGAAACAAACATCGATATTTACCACGCCAGAAAGGACGACAGAGAATATAATCCGAAGGAGAATATGCGAACAAGATGATTACGTTAGACAAAAAAACAATAGGGGGAATGTTAGAAGAAACGGTCAAGCGCCTTAGTCGGCCGCCGACAGAATATGAAAAAGGGTTCACCGCCGGATACAAGTGTGCTCTGGAAGATCTCTATCGAAAGATGGGACTCAAGCAATGAACGTAGACAATATCCCCCCAGATCATCATTTATTTGCAGAAAACGTAAACGTCACCATGGTCCCTATCCATGTGAAAAATTGTTTTGAGAACTACTCGAAGATCAAGCGGGAGTTTGAAAAGCGGATATACCAGGTCCCTCCCGGGGAAAAGAAAGGCCGCGCCATCATCATCGGCAGCGGACAGACTCTGGACGATAGTTACGAGTACTTAAGGGAATGGCAGCGCCGAGATCTGGGAATCATTATCTGCTCCTGTTCGCAGATATCCACGCTGTATTACCACGGAGTAAAGCCGGAGATCTGCGTGGTATTTGATGCAAAGACGACGGTGGACCTTTTCGAGATTGACGAAATCGATTATGACATGACGACCCTCCTGGTCCATCCGGGAGTTCCTTCATCGGTCTTAAAACTCTGGAAAGGTCCTATGTATGTTTTTCGCCTTTCAGGCGGCAACGACTTCAATCAGTACCTGCCCCATGCTTACGATTTTATCCCCCTCCAGTCTATGCCGTTTGCCACAGCCCTGGCCACGCAGATGATCTTTGCAGCCTACATGGGGTTTGGCCCTATATTTTTTGTCGGCCTGGACATGCAGGGCCAGAGGTTCATGCGGAAGTATTACAAGAAGGGCGAATGGCATGATTTTGACTGGACAAAAACAGAGGACTATAAAAACGTGATCGAGGACGGGAAATTCCATACCAGCCAGGCGATGATCTACCATAAGAAGGGCCTGCTCTCCGCGGTCCGGATCGATCTGATCCATGGCGGCTATCCCCTGTTTAACTGTTCTGATAAATCGATCATCCGGGAAGTACCTTATTGCAGCCTGGCGGACCTGCTGGCGGATCCTTTCTGCTGGAAGCTGAAAGACTGGCCGGTGCAGAAAAAGCTGGACTTGATTGATCGATTCCTCACCAAACGCTGGACCCACGTAATGACGGTCCATAATGGAATCAGCTGGGTAAGCCAGGTATTGGTCGGCGGATCCGACGAAGAACTGACGACCAAAATGTACCAGATGAATAAGGACGTTACCAATTACAAAACAAAGCGGATCCATGACGCGAAGGTCTTGAAGAAACCGCTTTCCGAGGTCGCCCCCGATTTTCACCCCCAGGACATCGTCCTAATAGATATTCCTCAACATTGGATTAGAGTACGGAAGTTGCAGCATGGATAATCGCCAAGACCTGTACTGTTCCTGCAGCAAGAGATCCACCCGATGGAATAGTGAGATCGTTTACGAAAGACTCGGGGCGTATATGGGATATCGGTGTAGCGTCTGCGGCCAGCTTCTGGATGAAAGAGCCATAATGTATGGCGCCGCCATAGACATTATGAAAGTAACCGACGAAATATTATTCACTCAGGAGGCTTAACGTGGGAATTACAATGACGAGCGAAAAAAGTAACGAGATTGCCAAACAGGTCCTGCTGCGACAGTCACACATGGCAGACGCTAGGGAGCCTTTTGAGGCGGACTGGCTGGAAATAGCAAAGTATATGATTCCTTCTCTGGAGTTTATGAACGAACCGGAAAACATTGGACAGCGCCCAGGTACTAATATTTTCGACTCTACTCCTGGGAGTTTTCTCGAAATGGAAGCTGCAGGCCTGCAGAGTCATACTACCTCGGCGACGATCAAGTGGTTCAAGTTTATCGCTTCCAATCCGAAACACATGAAATCCCGGCGGGTAAGGGAATGGCTGCAGGCAATGGATGAACACTTCTATTACCTATTCCAATCCCGCAGTAATTACTACCAGAGGGTCCCTTCATTCTTTAAGCCCTATGTAGCCCTGGCCTTTTCCTCCATGTTTATAGACGAAAACCCCGGGACCGGCGAAATAATCTTTCATATTCCGAACCCCTGGGAGATTTTTGTAGAAAAAGACGCGAACGGCAAGCGTGACACGGTTCACAGAGTTTTCCCTATGACGGCCCGGAACATGATTGCCACCTTTGAGAAGGCGGACCTTTCTGATCCTGTTATCACAGCTGCAGAGAGCAATCTCGACAAGTCTTTCAACCTTATCCACGCAGTCTACCCCAACGCGGATAAGGACTTTTACAAAACCGGCGCCCAGGACAAGGTGTATACGGGGATCTTTATGGAGGAGGGGAAAAGCCCAGAAAAGAAGCTCCTGCGCCTGAAAGGGAAAAACAATCCCCTGGACGGTTACAACACGATGCCCTACATCACCGCGGCCTGGACGGACGTTCCGAACACAGCATACAGCTACGGACCCGCGCATATGGCCCTGCCGGACACCTTGATGCTGAACGACGGCGCGGAGAAATACTGGACCGCAGCGCAAAAGCTGGTAGAGCCTCCGATGTGGCTACCGGCAAAATACCAGATGCAGGGATTCTCTACGGCACCGAACGCCCGGAACTGGTACGAAGAAGAGGCGATCCTGGATGCCAAGCCGATCATTACGACAATCGATCTCGATAAGCTCTTGGATGGGATCCACGATAAGCGGGCCCAGATATCCTCACACTTCATGGCGGACCTTTTCCTGATGCTGACCAGGGCAGAGAACCAACCGAAGACCGCGTATGAGATCCGGGAAAAGAAAGCAGAACAGACCGCGGAACTGGATCCGGTTGTTTCTTCCCTGAATACGACCTTTGGTATGATGTTCGACCGGCTTATTCAGCTGGAGTACGACGCCCACCGGCTACCGACTCCGCCCCCAGAGATCCTGGACCGCCGGGGAGGATACGATATTGATTACATCGGCCCCTTAGCCCAGGCCGCGAAGCGCATGTTTGAAACCCAGGGCAAGCGAGCCTTCCTGGAAGAAAACCAGGAGGTGTTTGATAGGGTCCCGTCGTCGATGGACAATGTTGATTGGGACAAATGGATACAGAGCAGCGCTGAATCAACTGGTGTTAATCTCGGCGTGATACGGGAAGAAAAGGCTGTTGAAGAGATCAGGGCCGTCCGGGTGGAAGACCAGGAAGCCCAGCGCCAAGCAGACCAAATGGTCGCGATGGGAAAGGCCACCAAAGATATGGGCGCACCGATAGACGAAAAAAGCCTCCTCGGGAAGATGGGCGGTGACCAGCAGGCGCCGCAGAAATGACAGGCGTAACACTCCCTTCCCTGGAACTGCAAAACAATTATAATCAGCTGTTCTGTGACCAAGGCTTAGGGACTCAAGTATTTACCAACCAGTTGCTATCATTAGGACTTTTCCGGCCGCTGCTCACTCCCGAGGATGTGACTCGGCATAATTATGCGATTCAGCTGTTGATCAACACCGGGGTGATCTCCCCGACCCGGAGATCTCAAGCAATAGAAAATCTTTTGTCAGGAGAAACAAAGCGTGCGGTCAGGCGCATACTGTCGATCAGAGTACCGGCGAAAGAAGATATTTATGACGACAAGGAGAAGAAAAAAAATGAGCGATGAAGACAAAGGCGCGGCCCCTGGGGCCGCGGATCAGGCTGCAGGATCCGAAGAACAAGGGACCTCATTCTGGTCCGGCATGGCACAGTTTCCGGACGAATACAAAGAAGATGCAGAAATAGCGTCTTTTGGTGGTTTTGGCGGTATGGCGAAAGAGCTGAAAAGCCGCGGAGAACAGCTGGCGAATCTCACAAAGCGGCCGGAATCACCGGACGGCTATGACTTAAGCGGTCCGCAGCTGCCCGAGGGCGTAGACGCTGACGACGCGGTGACCGAGAAATTCCGCGCGGCAGCCCATAAATATGAACTGTCACAGGAACAGGCCCGGGGTATCCAGGACATGTACAACGAACTGGCCGTTGACGATTACAACAAATCCCAGGAAGAAAAGGCGGCACAGCAGGCCGAGCGGAGCAACTATGCCAAGGCCACGGAACGGGAATTACGCCAGGAATACGGTCCCGAGTATGATGAAAAAACACAGCTTGCACTACGGACCCTGCACGGGCTGCTTTTTGGCGACGAGCCATACACCAAGGATGATCTTCTGAATAACGATTTTTTGCAGCGCATAGAAGAAGTGTCTGCCAGCGGAAAAGCGCCTATCAGCAGCAGTGCGACCTTTATGAAACTGTTCATCCGCGTGGGCGAACTGAACCAGGAGCAGGGGTGGTTATCTTCTGGCGGTGGTGGTACACTTTCAGAGCAAGCGAAGTTAGACAAAGAATATCCTTCCATGAAGGGTATGAAAGAATCTGATATATAGGGGACTTTGTTCCCTACTGGGACCTGATGGAGCCTTAACCGGCAACCTGAAATCCTACTTAAGTACAACCTGTATTGGGAGTACCGCAGGGATAGACGGGAGTTTTTGCGACTCTCTGATGGAACTGACCTATCTCAATACAGGAGTGCTTTATGTCAACAACCGATTTAGCTGCAACGCATACGCTCGGCGAATTAGCCAATCGTATTCATAACAATGAAATCTTAGACATTATGAACGTTCTCGAAGAGGCTCTCCCGATGATGAAGGACCTGCGTTTCAGGGAAGCGAACGGTACACTTAACGACGTTCATACCGGCGCGGACGACCTTCCTACGGGAGACTGGAGAGCGGCAAATAATGGCGTGGACGCGGAAGCAGCGCTTACCAGACCAGTGACCGAACCGATTTGTCGGCTTGAGGGCCGGAGTGAGATCGATGAATGGATACTGGCAACACAGAGGGACAAGAAGAAATACCGACATGAGGAAGACCTTTTACACCTGGAAGGGTACGCGCAGACCATAGAAGATACGATAATCTATGGGAACAACGCGACCGATCCGGACGAGCCGAATGGTGTGGCAACACGCTACAACGCTCTGTCCATGTCGAATGTATATTCGGCTGCAGGCTCCACAGCTACCTTACAATCTTCCGTTTACATCATCCAGCATGGGCTGGCTGCCTTCCACGCCGTATTCCCCCGGGGCGATCATAGTATCGGTATCCAGAGGAACGACAAGGGCAAGGAACGGATCAGCGGGAAAAACTCTAAGGTCCTTTACAAATGGGTAACACAGTTTATCTTCCACCTCGGGCTGGTTAACCGTAACCACAAGAGTGTGCAGAGAATCTGTAATATCGGCCGGGCGGTAACTTTCACTACCGTCGAAGACCTGATGATCGAGGCCACGATCAACATGCCGAGGGGCGCGAAAGACGCCGTGATCTACGTTAATAAACGGATCAAAAAATTGATGGATGTCGCCGCGAAGGATAAAACCAACGTGAACTATACGATTGACACCGTATGGGGCCGACCAACCGTACACTTCCGAGGGACCCCCGTTGATGTCTGTGAGGGCATTGTCGACACCGAAGAAGTGGTGGCATAAGGAGGACGATTATGAGAGATGCTTATCATATCTTCGATACGTCCAAAATCCTGGCCGCATCGAATCTCGTTACCGACAGTGCTAATGTCTGCGATTTCAAGGTAGTAAAAGTATCGCAGTCTGGAACCGCGCTGGCCTTGAAGATCGCTTCGACCAAAGAAGTGACCGCGCTGGCCGGAAATCTTCACATAAAGCTGGTGGAGTGCGCAACCTCGGGCGGTACCTATACCGACCTGATGACGCTCAAAGCAGTATCTCAGGCGACGCTTGGCAGCTACTATTCCTTTCCTTCTCAGCCATTGCCGTCAGAGCATAAACAATTCCTTAAATTGACTTATCAGGTAACCGGAGTCTTAGGCACCAACAATGCTTACAAGGCCTGGCTGGAAGCCGAGAAATAGGAGGAGGGGCAGGCAACTGCCCCTTTATTTATATGGAAAAATTAGACATTTATAATCATGCTCTGGCAGGCTTAGGTATTCCCCGGGTATCAAGTGAGACTGAAAACGACCAGGTCAAGGTCTTAGGCTCGCTCTTTAACATCGTCCTGGACGAGGCCTTAGTTGAGGCGCCCTGGACGTTCGCCACCTGGATACAGCAGCTGGCCGCGCCATCCGACATAGACAACGACACTTCGTATGACTACATCTTTTCCCTTCCTGTGGACCCGTACTGCTTAGAGCCGCAGATGATACTTGATTCAGACGGAGCAGAATATCCTTCTGAACCCTTTCTCATTATGAAGCGGTATTTATTCACCGATAAATCGGAAGTGTATCTCCGCTATACGATCCGCCCGGACGACCTAAACGAATGGTCCCCGATGTTTGGGATCTTTATGGCCTATCTTCTGGCTGCGAAAGGCTCAATGGCGATGAAGTTTTCAGACGAAGTAGAGGCCCGAATGTATGTACTCGCTGAGAGATACCGGGTGAAAGCGATCATCGCCGAGGGCCGCAAGAAGTTTTATGATTCAACTGGGGTATCACTAATAACGAAAAATCGATGAACATAGGACATCCGGCACAAAACAGTTTTAAGTTCGGAGAGATCGATCCCACCTTTGCCGGCCGCTTTGACACCGAGTTTTACAATCAAGGCGCGGACACCTACAAAAACTTTGTTACCATGCTCTCCACCGCGGCACTATTCCGCCCGGGGACCGTGTATGTGGGCAATACGGAAGATTCCGGATACCGGACCCGCCTGGCGTCCATGGTCAAATCCTCGGACACGAAGTTTATTATAGAATTAGGCGACGGGAAAACCAGAGTATTCAAAGATCACGCGCATGTTACAGATGTTGCGACCTCCTGGTCCGTTGCCGATGCCCGGACCGTATGCATGGAGCAGGTGGGGAACACGCTGTATTGCACTCATGGAGACTATGCCACAAAGCGCCTCACGGCTGTTGGAACGACAGTAACCTGGACCGTATCAGATATGGTCTGGACTTATAACGTCACATCGGGCGCAGCCTCCTTTGAGGTCGCGGAACATTATCCGATCTGCTTAGGCCACCATAATGACCGAATGTACTATGGCGCCAACAACACCAATCCCCAGGACTTCTGGGCCTCCGTTGTTGGCGAGGTTTCTAATATCACCCTGGGCGTCACTGATGATGCAGGCTTTAATTATCGAATATCTTCCCGGGATAATCGCGCGATCCGATGGATGCAGACCCATATTAGCGGCTTGATGGTCGGTACATATTTGGGGGAAGGCCTTCTTATGGACAACGCCGAGGGCTATGTCGGTCCGGCCTCGCCGATGAAATTCCGCTGGGTCAGTGAATTCGGCTGCTCTCCCCTGCAGGGGACGCCCTTCGATCAGCGTATTATGTTCGTCCAGCAGTCTCTCCGCGCTCTCCGGGAATTTTATCCCACGGCGGACGCGTACAATTCCCCTGCGCTGCATTATCTGGCTGCGCATTTATTCCAGTCAAACATTATTGACTTCGCAATATCCCGGGAACCGTGGCCCATGCTCTGGCTGGTGAAGGCAGATGGGAAAATCGCCCTGCTTTCCCGGTCCAGGGAAACCGGCGTTATGGCCTGGTCGGATATTGTCACAGACGGGTCCTTTGAATCCGTTGCCACTATCCCCGGGGATAATGAAGACGAAGTATGGGTCACCGTCAAAAGGACCGTAGGCGGCAGCACCGTCCGGTATGTGGAGTACTTTAAGCCCTTCCTGGAAACAATCCAGGCCGCGCATCATCATGTTGACTGCGGGGTGTACGTTAATCACCTTTCTGATGTGGTGGCGGATGTAATAATTCAGACGCCGGTGGCGATCAGTGCGATCACCAGGGCGGATCCCGCTGTTGTCACAGCTTCCGGACACTCTTTGTCTGACGGGGATATCGCATATTTAGACGATGTATCCGGAATGGCGGAAGTCAACGGCCAACTATTTACGGTAACCCAGAGCGCTGGGGATGTTTTTGCCCTTTCTGGAATAGATAGCACCCTGTATAACACGTACATATCCGGCGGAGAAGCCGTCATAATGCCGAATATCGAGGTAAAGACTACCACCCTGCTGGCAACCCTGGGCTGGGCCACCGGCGATCATGTCCGGTTTACCGGCTTAGGCGGGACCACGGAATTAAACGCATTTCATTATGGGCTTACCTCTGTTGGAACCAGCTCCTTTTCGATATATACCAAGACGATCACGCACTATACCACCTGGACCGCCGGCGGAACGATGGAAAAGGTCGTGGCCTCCGTGTCCGGCCTGGCGCACCTGGCCAGCGAAGTGGTGGCGGTCACGGTAGAAGGCGCTTTCCATGCATCTAAAACCGTTGCCGTTTCCGAGGTGGCCTTAGACGCGTATTACAATAAGATCCATATCGGAAAGGCTTTTGAGGGCCATATCAAGTCTATGAACCTCAACCCGATTCTTAAAGCGACGAAGGCGACAAAGGTCCAGGTCCTGCTACACAACACACTCGGCGGCGAGGTCGGACAGGATGAAGACGATCTGGAAAGCATGATATTCCGGTCCGGGAGTGAAGTTGCCAGCACCGCGGAATGGCACACCGGTGCCTATGTGCATCATATGGTCGGGGATCTTTCTACAGAAACACAGCTTAATATTAAACAAAAGCAATCGCTACCAATGACGGTCTTGGCGTTTGCGGTACGCGAAGGCGTCTTAGGGGGATGATATG